AGATGTAGTAGCAGTTTCATCCTTCCAGTTAAAACAAAGTGTCCATCTATTTGGTTCTAACAAAGGATACAGTTGATTCCAATCTTTTATCCACGAGGATTGTCTCTTAATACCAGACGGAAATCCACCAATCAAAGTGGTGGTCAAGTCTGGGTCACGATAAATCTTTCTGATAATCTTATCGCGGTCACATCCTGTTTTCATTCTACCCCAATAACCAAAGTCAGTCTTCTTAGCTTCAGTAAATAAAGGATTACCAAACTTATTGCGTATAAAGTGATACTTCATTCCATGTATGTTACCAGAAAAATCAATCTCATCAATCTCTGTGTAAGATTTGATAGGGACATTTTGCAATGTCTCTTCTCTATATAGTCTTTCCGTGTCACCTCTATCACTTCGCATCACAACAACATGTTTGTCTTTGAAGAATGGAATGATAGTGTCCATGTGAGACTGTGACTTCGCCAAGTCTTTGGGATTCATCTGTAACTCACCATGATATCTAAACTCACTATCACTGGGGATGACTATTACATCAGCCCATTCAATTGATTCTGGCGTTCTCTTGGGTCTTGTGCCATCAAATGATATGTTGTAAGTCCCATACTCATGTTGGGGGTTTGCCCTCATCCATTTGACATAGTTCTCTAAAAAACTATCCAATACTGTTTGTAGTGGGCCTTCGTATTTTACATTAGACCTCAATCTTGCACATGTTATTTTCATGCTACTTTGCCCTTTGTACTCTCTTCCTCAAATCTGTAGAAGAGAAAGTGTGTGCTCTACTGGTATAGTAAACCTCTATGGGTAAATGACTCCCTGTAAACATCTCATCTTTATACTCTTCACCGATAAATCGCACATCGATACTTTTAGTGGTTAGGATATCCATCAAACAAGTTTCCCTGTCGTATGGGATAACCTCATCAACATATCTGAGACCATACAACTGAATGTATCGCTCGTATATACTTTGTACTGGTTTGTTTTTATCTGACCTGTCTAGTGTGGGGTCTGTTTGTAATCCCACCATAAGAAAGTCACAGTTGTTTTTTGCTTCTTCAAGCATAACTACATGTCCAGCATGTAATAAATCAAATGCACCACAAGTAAATCCTATTTTCATTTATGTTCCTCTATAATCTCACAGTTGACTTCATGCCAAGGAACGGTATTACCCCATATAACAAATCCACTTACGAGTGCTACTATACCACCTGTTGCAACTGAACCGCTGATAACTCCCGCACTTGTTCCTGCTACAGAACCTACGAGAAGATATCCACTAGTGGGGCAATATTCGTTACCGTATCCATTACCTCTACTCAAATCAAGATGAGGGTTAGAAGCACAACCACCTAATAAAAATAAGGGTAAAAGTTTTTTCATTGTCTGTCAGCCCACCACTCCATTTTCTCAAATTCTGTGTAACCACCAACCAGTTCACCATCCACAAATATCTGTGGAAAGGTTCTTGCGTTGGGGGATTTCTCAAGCAGTTCTTCAAATGTAAAATCTTCATCTAACATTTTCTTTTCATACTTGATGTGTGTTGTTTCTTGAATAATTTGTTGTGCAATATGCACGGCCCTGTCACAGTAGGGGCAATCTGGTTTTGAATAAATTTCTATGTTCATCTTATTATATCTATTTTGTTAATTGTTTCAGAATTCCAGACTTCCAAATCCTTTCGTATTCTTCCATCGGATACCAAGTTGTTATATCTTTTGACGGCTTTCTTTCTCCACCAATCAATAACATTTTCTAGTTCAAACCTGTCAAAGTTCTCTGCCTTTTCTAGTTGTTCTGTCTTACCTAGAAGAACATCGCGTACATTAGAGTATCCATATTCTGACATGTAGAATCTTTTTTGTGTAGTCACATCGGTTGACTTCTTGATTACTGCATCGAACAACTCATATGCTTTCGTATCATGTTCCTTTAGGTTTGCCTTGAGAACTTGAATCATCTTTGTTTGGTATTTCAATTTCCTACTAGATGCACCTTTGTGAATAAGAACTTCACCGCCATTCTTTTCTTCAAACCAATCGCGTAAGTGAAAGTAAATCTCCTCACCCATAGTCAATAAGAATGATGACATGGTATCTCCCTTGTATCTTAGAAAAGGTTTCATACCATCGTACATACTAGCACCCTTGATGTTACCATATAAAGATGTAGTCTCAAACAAACAGAACTCTGTATTATATTTCTTGTTCAACATCCTTCGTACATCATGCGAACAACAAATTGCAGCCAGTAACTTACCACCCAGATAATTGAATCCGAATGGTTGTACTGGAACTATATTAAACCCCATGATTGCCCTCTTGTTAAAGATAGGCAAGTCGGGGACACCGCCAAGAAAATCATTCCTTGGTTTGGAGTTTATTAAAGGTGACCCCAACTTGATAAAACCAACTGCTGTGTTAGTATTCGTTTCTTTCACAATCAGTTTTAATTCTTTGCCTGGCGCTTGGTCTGGTGAGAAAGATGCAGTCATCTCTAACATCTGGTCAAACACCTCGTTGTTCATTTGAACAACTGAAAAATTCATTTCTTCTGGATGCATATCCCACTTCTGGAACATGTCATCCTCCACACTCATACCAAAAAGAGGCGGAGGCAATGCCTTCACCCTTTCGATTTTTCTTGCACGAAAGTAATCATCAATCCTCTCAAAATTTGAGAAGTAATCGACAACTAATTTACTAGCATATATTGTATCTTCTTTAGATAGAATCATGCGACATTCATAAACTCTGGTACTTCGCGGTTAGTCCACTTAGCGAAACCTTTCTTCTCTTCTCTGTAATAGGTTCTGTACCCATCAAGAGAGTTGGACTGTTTACAGTAATCTGGCATACATTGTGGTGGTTCATACCAAGAACCATGTGATATATTTTTTGGTGATTCAGATAACAAGTCACGCAACTTAGAATCAGTCATGTGTATTCTGCCATACCTGTATGTGTACTCATCGCAAAGATTAGTAAACATATTGTACATGTATTGATACTGTGAATTGTTTTGTCGAACCCATATGGCAGATGGGTGATTAATATGTGACGCTTTGTATAAGACACCATCCATGTTGGAATTGTCTAGTCGCCACCGTTTGATTCTCCTACCACTAGATGCGTCAGTCCATTGTGTACCATCCAACATTCGGTGGGCAGTAGACAATAACTGAGCGTACTCAATAACCATCTTTACGACATGTTTGTCGCAATGCATTTTTACCGATACGGTAGGGGTTTTATGCAAATAAAATATATTCATAATAAAGAAAACTCCAATTAAACTTTATATTCCGAACATTATACTCGGCTTTGGGGCAAAAGTCAAGAACTTTTTTCAGTTTCTTTCATCGCTGGAATTTTCTCCTTTGCCATCTTCAATGCTTCCTTGTCATCCAGATACTTCGGACGCCTTTTAGGAACCTTTTTATCCTGTTCTGCGTACTGAGCTTTGTGTTTTTCCGCTTGGTCTATCTGACCCCTCATATATTCAACAAATTCAGCTGAACCCCCATGTCCTTCTTCGCCATCTAGGATAGATTGTATATCAAGGTTTTGAATGTACTTGTACTTAGTATCAAGTTGTTTCTTTTCCTTTTGTATCCTTCTTAGAAAAGCATAGTAAGTAATCTGCGTAAAGTACGCAAAGGGATTCTTAGATTTCTCTGGGTTAAAGTTATCAATGTATGTGATACAGTTTTCTATACCATCCAGAATCATTTCTTCTCTAAATGTATAGTTAACAAAGTTTGATTTGTATGCCAAGTGGTTGGCAATTTTCACAAAACACTCTCCGATATATTCCGTCACGCGAGGTTTAGGTAAGTCCTTTTCCTCTGCGGCCAATCGTATTTCTCGATACTCTGTCATAGCAACAAGAAATTCCTTGTTGTTAACATAGTGTCTATTTTCTGATTTTTTAGTCATAGTGTTACCATTCTATAATAAAGTTGTGCAAAAGTCAAGTAAAAAATTAATTAAAATAATGCTTGACATCTGGTTTAGGTTTCCTGTATAATAGGTTGTCGTTTAAGGATAATTGTAGCTAGTGCAATATCCTTTTCTTCTTTCCTATAAGTTCGTCTACCATTTCTTTAAGGGTATCTGAATCGAACCCCTCTTCACTTTCCCCATCCTCAATATATTCTTCCATATCGTCAATGGGCGGAAGAGATGATGGTTTATTAAAATATCCATCTTTTAAATTCTCGTACCCTAGTTGATATCCCTCACTAAGAGGGGCGATTGCGACTATATTATTTGTATTCACTTCAAACATAGTCTCGTTAGAGAATGACATCCAAGGTCTTATTGAATAAGCTTCGTGCGTCATGGATAAAGGCATTCTCATGATTTCCATAGGATAATGTACTACTATCTTGTCCAAAATTTCGGACTCTTCTACTGTAGCTACTATTTGTAGTCCACTATCAAAACAAATTATTTTTGGTTCGTTTGTCATATCTTTCCTTGTGAATCTATTTTTACTACTTTGTAATCAAATGATTCTTCATTATACATTTTAATTCTTTCTAACAGATGGTTGAGAGTGTAGTTTTTCCTCTCGCGCCACGATAGGTCATCACCAATATCAAACAAATTACACTTTGTTTTTACTTCACTCTTACGAAGTCCCCTACCAATTGATTGTAGATTCCTAATTCTACTCTTACTTGGCGAGGCGAATATAATATTATTAAGATTCCTTATATTTATACCTGTAGAAAAGGTTCCGTAACTTGCAATTATTATTGTGTTGTCTGACTTCTCTGTCAGCGCCCTAATCTTTTCTCTCTGTTCTGTCTCTGTTCCGCCAAATACAAAATGAACTGGGCGGTCTGTTTTCTTTGATATTATATCATATAATACTTGTCCATGTTTTTCTACATACTGATATAATAAAAGAGAGTTTCCCTTTTGTGCTATGGTTAGTTTACTTATGATATCATTTCTGCCCGCGTGTCCTACTAAATAATCCATCTCTTCTTTATATGGCATCTTGGATACCAGTTTTCTTTCTTCATCTGTATACCCTATCAACATACAAACAATTTTTAACTCAGCGAGTTCTTTCTTGTCCATGAGTTTCTTGGTAGTGGTTACCTTATACACCTTACCAAACACCCCTTCTAAGACTAATCTATGGGTCTTTGTACCATCTAGTGTACCAGTAGTACCTATTCTAAATCTGGCGTTCGTGCATTTATCCATAAGAGTCATCAAAGACTTTGCTTTAAATAGGTGTGCCTCGTCACCGTACACCACATCAAAATCTGCAAACCACTTCTGAGGATACTTGTAGATTGACTGCCATGTTGATATAACTATGTCAGCTTTGTTTGTTTTTTCTTTACCACCGTATATTCTGTGACAGTATTTTGATACATCGAATCCATTGTGCGTGGAGTAATCAGCGAAGTCTCCGTACATTTGTTCTACTAAAGAGGTAGTAGGGACTACAATTAATTGTTTTCGTCCTAAGGCGTGGTGATATCGCGCCAGATTGTATATTATGAGTGACTTACCACTAGCGGTAGGGGAAAGTAAAAGAGTTCTGCCACCGTTGATTGCATCGAATACAGCGTCTTCTTGGTAGTCTCTTATCTGAATAGGTTTCCAGTTACTATGGAGTTTTAATCTACTGGCGAATTCCTTGACCTCACCGCGTGACATCTCTTCACCTATCTCACCCATCTCTAACTTGACTTCATACTCAAGTTGTTTTGCAAATTCTAATAGGTAAGGCAAAAGACCAACATACAGTTCGCGTCTGGATAGATTGTATAAACGAATCTTTCCGTCCCAATGTCGGTTCCTATATGAAGGCATAAATGAGGCGCCAGGCACCTCAAAGGTAAAGAAATCTGATATCTCTTTTGTTATACCCTCATCGGAAGCTTCCACATGCATATGCACATGGTCTTTCTGTTTGACAAATATCATAATAGGCCAGATTGTGTCTTGTTCCATTCAACAGCATTTTTGATGTCCCAAGTCCTCGAATTTAAACTACGCAATACCCTGTCCAAAAAATCTACCGTTGTTTCTAAGTACCAAATTTTATCTTGTTGTTTAATAACCTCGGCATCACCGTCCAATACTGCTCTCATGTCAGATTTAAGTACGGAGTTTTTATACCAAGGTTCCCAACCAAGTTGGTCAAGTTCCTCTTTAGATAATTCTCCACGAAAGTATTCTGACTTAACTCTTTCAAGTCTTGCCAAGTCCGCCTGTGCTTTTCTCGTTTGTAATTTAAAGTTAGCAAGGTGGGTTACATATTTTGCGTGAAGATTTGGTGTACCTATAGATTCGGCACCAAGGTCTAGTTCATCGATTTTACAATCTTCAGCCCACATATCTTGAAGTTCGTTCAATGTAGCCATAATATATCCTTCAATGTTAAGTTACAGATTTAATATTAAATATCCTGTATTTAAAAGATGCAAGTCCAACAAAGTATGGTGAATCACCACCAGATATGTCAAAGTCCAATCCACTTAATGCGATTGGAAAAGCATCTTTGAATAAAATTTCTTGATTTGGATTGTTGTTAGAGTCGAGTACAAATAGACTCGCGTCACTAACTTGTCCAAGTGATTCCTGTTTAGATGTCTTCTGTCCACCAGTTCTCCACTTCTGAGATTTAACGAAATCGCCAAACTGAGAATGTTTCTCTGGGAATCCAAGTCCAACCAACCAGTTATACAATTCGATATAGTTTGTCATATCCTCTTGTATTAGGAATCTTATATTTAGGTCACCAAAAGTAATCTTATCGCCTGGAAATGGTATGTCCTGTAGCGGTGTAGTTTGTACTGGAAAACCAATGGTCATGTCTGGAATGTTCGCACCTTGACAAAAGAACGCTACATTCGGAAGATTGTGGACTTGGAACTTAAACCCATTGGGTCTAAGATAATCAAGTTCAGTCCCCGATTGGGCAGCGAAATTACCTTCTGCGATTGATGGTGTTACTGTATATGCCATTCTTCTAAACCTAAAATAGTTATTATTATACTGCTATTTATAACAAATGTCAAGCGAAAAAAAAGGGAGTCTTGCGACTCCCTCTAAAACTGTTGTTTTTACTGGTTGGTTAACCCAACTCTTTTTATTACATAAGGTTGGAAACCTTAACAGACCTATAGTACTGGTTCCTGTCGGCAGTGAATGTGTCACCGTCAGTTGTACCATCTGATTGTGTTACGAATGGGTTAGCAATCATACCATACCTAGTCTTGAAACCAATTTTTGGTTGGAAGGTAGATGGGTCAATCGCACGAACCATTTGTAAAGGTACATACGGACAGTAGAACAGACCAGCGTCATAAGGTGAAGTTCCTTTATAACCGGCAACATAGAACTGACTAGCAGCACCTGTGTTTGCACTATAAGGGTCAACATACACTTTGTAGCGTCCGTTAAGAACACCAGCAAAAGTATTACCTGTGTCATCGACATTCAAGTTAGTGTCAAGAGCAGGAGTGTAATCTAATACACCAGCCATTGAAAGTGCAGAGGCAACATCTGAAGAACAGATGATGAAGTTACCTTTTCCTCTACGAGTATCTTGAGCGATAACATTAGCATCTCGTTCAATATTGAACAAGAGACCCTTGAACCTTTCTACAGACCAACGACCATTTGAATCAACATCAAGGTCGAAAGTACCAGCAGATGCAGTCGAAGCAGCACCTGTCTTAGCAACTTTGTAGATAGTTCTAATTACTTCTCGGTTAATCTCAGCGAGAATTTCCTGTGACAGAATGTTTGACAATTCTGACTCAGCGTCTAGACCGTGAACTGCTTTAAGGTCTTGAGCAAGTTCCACAGTATATTCTGCTTTAAGAGCTCGTGACTTAGCGGTTACAGTTGTTTTCTCAATTGAGAATGCCATTTGGTTTAAAGTTACTGTGTCACCGAACAATTCTGCATTGTCTCTAGTTACACCAGTACCAGTTGTAAATGTGCCATCAACTGGATTAGACCCAGCGTGCGTACCTGTACCAGCAAAGTCAGTATCCGCTTCGTTGAACAGAGCTTCTGTTCCTGTCTGCGAAGTATAATGTGACTTCATGGCAAAGATAAGACCTGTTGGGCCAGTCATAGGTTGAACACCACAGACATCATACGCCATCAAATTAGGAAGAGCTCGTCTTACTAATGAGATAAGGATGGGGTCATAAGTGTCAACAGCAGATGACATATTATTTGCGTGAACTGCTTCAGAGATTATTGATTTCTCTTCTTGCAATGCCTTCTCTTGGTTCTCAAGAATTACTGCGGTTACCGCTTTACGGTATCCGTCCTTGATTTCCCCAAGGTCAGGGTGATCCAATACTGGACTCCACTTTTTTTGGATTTCTTCTGAAAGATACATTGTAGTCTCCTATTTTCTTTCTGGTTATTTACCTAGTTGGTATTATTTATAATAAACTTATTTTTTAAGTTGTCTGGAAATCGCCTGAGCGTATTTGTTAACAGTCCCACCCTCGTTCTCAAGGAAACTTTCTTCAACTGTGTCTGTCAGTTTGTTGTCTGACTCTTCAGTTAAAGTTTCCTGTTTCGGGAAGTAGTTCTCTTTAACGACTGATACTTTTTCAGCGAACATTTCAATACTACCGAAATCAACATCTTCAACTAGAGAAGTAAGTTTCTCTTGTTCAGTAAGTGTTAAATCTCCAGCAGCCTCACCGATGATTTTAGAACGCATTAGTTGTTCCCTTTCACCTGTGATAGTGATTTGCGCTTCTACAGACTCATTGAGTTTCTTTTTAAGAGATTCAATTTCGTCTTGCATTTCGCCCAACACATCGTACTTGTCTTGAGGTACTTCGATGTAATGTTCAGCGAATACTGTTTTCAAAGACTTAATAAAGTCTTCTGTAATTTCAGTCCTAAGACCACGCTCAATAGCAAGCTCGTTTTCTTTCATCCAGTTCTCAGCAACATAGTTAAGATACTGGTCGATTTTACCAACCATCTCTTCTTTGAAAGTTTCTCTTTCAATATTTGACTGTTCTTCTATTTCTTTCTGAATGGATTCCATTTCATTAGCGAGTCTCGCGGTGACTACTGTTTCAAATAATTCAGCAGCCTTTACTTTAAACTCTTCTGAGAGGTGTTCCTCATCAGCGAAAAGGTTTTTGATGTCGTTTTCAAACAATGTTTCTTCTTCTTGTTCTTCTGACACCTCTGTGTCCTCCTCTTCTGATTCAGTTTCTTCAGACTCAACAACAACTTCTTCTTCGTTCTCGATTTCGTCTTCAGCGATTACTTCTTCATCCTCTACTTCCTCTTCTTCCTTCTGGGTACGAATACCTTCAGAAGATTTCTGAGCAACTACGGATGAGGTATCTGTACCACCATCATAGTTTGGTGCCTGACCAGCGCCTGAATTAGCAGGTCTTGGTGCGTCACCGATTTTTGAAGCAGCAGCAGTTCCAACAGCAGATGTTAATCCACCGTGTTTGTCGCCAGTGCCACTTAGATCTTGTATTTCTGGGTTAGGATTTGAATCCCCTTGAGTTG